ATGATATACCACCTGATAGTGTTAAAGCCATAGTTTTTGTTTTAATTTATACGCTAATAAATAGTATGGATTACCCCTTATAGTATATTTTGTAGCCTTTCTTCATTATGCCTGGGTTGTCCTTAAGTCTAAAACTGATGGTTGACTGTGAAATGTTTATGATTTTAGATAGTTGTAAAGCACTCCCGGCTTCTATTTTATTACCGTCCTCATATTCACATACGACTATGCCTTTACTCGCGTTTGCATTTAATCCAATTTTACCGGTCTGTCTTTCTACCGCTAAATCTGCTAATTTTTTACGGCCCTCCATTGTAATACTAGATTTCATCCCCTTAAATACTCTGGATTTATTGTTTGTGTTACCTTTTTGAGCTTCTGATATACTCTCTCTATGCTTTTCTGTCTTTTTGCGAGTCCATAAAGGCATTAGTAGAGTTCTAGCTTCGGCATACTCATCGGCTGTTAGTTTTCTTTGTTTATCATAAGCTAATCTATGGAAAGCCCATAACATTTTCTGTCCGTAGATGGGATGCTTTCCTAGCTCTTCAGTTAGTATCCTATGACACTCGTAGTGTTCTTGAGGTGTAAGTAAAACTGTACTAGACTTTTTATTAAAACTTTTGGGTACTATGTGATGTGCTTCATAATAAACACCACCTTTTACTCTATTTTCAGATAAAGCCTTCCTAATAATTTGAAAATAACTTTTTAACATAAAAAAACTCCTTTCTAATAAATAGTAAGGAGTTCTTAAAAAGTAGTAATTGAGTACTCAGTAGTTTAAAATACAATAATCCATTCCTATTCCTAGTTCAATTGTGATTGCGTCTTGGTTAGACCAGTCATAAGAACCGAAATTAGATGTTTTAACGAATGCACCTTTAATAATCCACTCACTTACGATATCACCTACTGGACCTAAGATTGATAAGTTTAAATCCTTCTTATAAAAGTCAGAATAACCATCACGTCCTGTTACAGATTCATGTGATAAACGAATCCACTCCATTACAGCCTGTTGGCCTGAAGGAGAGATTGGGTTGTAAAGGTTTAAGGTCATATCTTGCCACTCTGCCTTACCTTTAATCTTACGGTAAACGTTGATGTGGTCAATCTTAACTTCATTTAAGTTGATATTTGGTGCAGTTGCACTCTTAATCATAAATGAAGGGATACCATCTATATACATTATGAATCGGTTCTGAACTGTAGGTTCAAAAGCGGTAAACATAATTTCATTTGGATCTAATACTGGCATTTTTGTTCTTTTTTAATAAATATAGGAAGCAGAACTTTTTAATTAATGTTGAGCTATTTTAGCTTTAACATCTTGTGGTAATTCACCAACAATTTTTTGTAATTCAGGATCAACTCCCATAGCCTCATCTTCTTTTATTCCACCCTTACCCTTAACGGCACTAACTAATTTTTTAGCTGCTGCTTTAATAGAATCCTTAGCTATTCCTAATCCAATACCAGTCATTACAGTACCTACAGTTGCTAAAGTAACAATAGTACCACCTAGATCAGCTATTGCTTGACCTGCATCACCACTTGTATTGCCACTTGTTAGAGCTTTAGCAATGGCAGGATACGCCTTCATTGCCCATTGTCCTATTTCGTATTCGATTGGAGAACCAGTATACTCATCTAAAGTAATTTTTACTTGATCATCCATATCTTCTTTATACATGCCTTTTGCCATTTTTTGTTTAGATGACATCTTCTCTCTTAGTCCTTTAATGGCAGGCTCGCCATTGGGTCCAAGGTTCATGTCTTGAACACTAGTTGTTGATGTTGGCACCTTATCCATACCTTCTCGTTTCATTTTGTTGGTCATCTTTTCAGCAGCTTTGTTAGCTTTAGGTTCTTTTACTTCTGTATATCCACCTAATGCTTCCTTGGTCATTTTACCTTCAGCTAAAACTTGCTTAGTAATTGATTCAAATAATTTCTTAGATAAGTGTAATCTAACTTTTGTATTGTTTTTCATTTATTTTTTATTTTATGCGCCGAAGGTTACTCCAGTTGGCTCAATGTTAAAGTTTAATTGAATAAATTCCGCAGTAATTGTTGGCTGTAAGTAAATATCACCTACTAACAAGTTTCTATCAATTACATCTGGAGTATTGTTTGTTGTATCCATTACAACTCTATAAGCATATAAACCTTGTTGTTGTTGAACGTAATCTAAGTAAGGATTTACTTGATTCAAGAATTTATTTCTAGTTACAGTTGTATTTTGTTCAAATACTAATGTTTGAGCAATCTGTCCAATGTAGCTTTTAAGCGCAATTAACAAACGTCTTACACTTACTCTATTCAATGCAGAACTTTGTGAAGTTAAAGTCTTCTGACCATATACTACTACACCTTGTCCTGGGAATACTGCAATTGGGTTTACGTTAGCACTATACAAAGTATTTCTTTGGTTTACAGTTAATCTAATTTCTGGTTGAATTACTGTTGGTAATCCACCTCTATTTAGACCAGCTGGTGCAAACCAAGGAGCTGCTACAGTGTCAGTATACTCATAAACACCTGGGATAACTGTAGAAGGTGGTACGAAATGTAATCTACCTGTCTCAGTTGATCTTGTTTGAACCCAAGGATAGTAGGTTGCACCATATGTGTTACTAAATGATTGTGCTAAACTTGTTGCTGTGCCAATTGTTTGGTTATATGAAGTCATATCAACCACTGCAATAGCATCACCACGATTCTGTACTACAGATAATAAAGCACTAACTTGTTCTGGTCCGTTTTGGAAAGTTAAACCTGGTGCATAAATTGAATTATACTTGTAAGCATCTGTATTAGCTAATAAATTAATAGCCGTATCATAATCACTTGCAAATACACCTTGAATATTAGTTGTTGGATCAGTAGTCACTGAATTAAGCGCAGGAATCTGTTCAAATAAATTTAAAGGAGCTGCATCAGTAGGTCCAAAACAACCGTATAAAGGACCTGTAGAACCGCTAAATGAACCATTGTAAGATCCACTTCCGTTTACAGGAATAGAGGATGTGTATTGTGAATAAGGTTTACCTTGTGGGTTTAAATAAGTAGGAGTTGGAGTAAATACATTCTTAACTCTCACATATTGTGATTGGTTAGGATAGCTACCACTTACTTGTAAGTAAGCTAGACCATCTTCATCATAAAGAATAGTTTGAACTTGATCACCAATTACATATTCAATGTAGTTATTTTGATTAGGATCTAAAGAAACGTTTGCCCAAGTTTCCAATACTGATTGGTTACCTGTATAATCGTTACCTTGTCTAATAATAAGAGTAAATTGACCTGAACCTGTATTAGCTCCAGTAACCATCCATCTTACGTTAGAAGAAGAACCAGATGGCAATAAACCATTTGCAGTTTCACCTTCAGCAGCACCTTGGTTGTTACTCATTACTGTACCTACAGATAATGTTTCAAGTTCAAAAGCGAAAGTTGGATCAACACCACCTACAAGAGATTGAGGTGTAGATGCACTTACATAGCTAAAACTGTTTCCACCAATACCTGGTATATCAGAATACAAAGTAAAAGTTGTTCCGTTTGCAGAAGCTTGTAAATCAAAGCTACCAGAATATGAATTAACTTTCTGTGCTAAGTTAGCTACAGTAGCTGCTTGAGTAGATCCTGTTACAACGTAGTATTGACTAATAGCTGGATTGTCCGGTGTAGCAGGAATAACACTAATGAAATTAAATGTACCTGATACTGAACCACTTATTTGAATGTGGGAATGATCGGCAAAGTTAGAAGTACTAGCAATTGCTAAAGAAGCAGTTGCACCTATATAGTTAGGAGCGCTTGCTACTGCTGGAGTATAAGAACCACTTGCTACTCTTGTAACTAACAAAGAAGTACCTCCTTGTTGGAAGTAGTTATATGCAGCTTGAGAAGTTAAATATTCTTGAGTTGTACCACCAGATATAAAGGTTGTACCAAATTTAGCAGTAAATTGAGAATATGTAGTTACTAACGTTGGTGTATTCTGCCTACCAATAACAGTTGGACCTACTAAAGCGGCACCTACTGTGATTGGACCTGATGTGGTTTGAGAAAGGTTGTTTTCAACGAGGAAAACACCGGGTGAAATTAATGCTTCTGCCATTTTATGATTTTATTTCTACTAATAAATAGCTGTTGAGATTGGCAAAACCTAATTTATTATAAAGTACTCTTTTAGTTAGTTTCCAAAAGAGTAATTTCACCTGTTTGTACATTAATTGAACCATCTCCGTACTTATCACCTAGTTGTTTCATATACTCTTGTTGAGCAGATGCATTTGCTTGAACTGCAGCTTTTAATTTGTCTATTTCTAGATCAATTAAAGTTCTTTGGTAATGAATTTCTCCTAATGAGATTGCAATTTTGCTTGCTTCTTGTCTAAATGCTTGAAAGTCTTGTAACTCTTGGTCTGTTAATTGTGCCATGTTTTTTATTTTTTTGTAACTTTGTTTTTTATCTTACTTACTTCAGCTTTAACTTCGTCTTTAGCAACTTTTACTTTGTTAGCTGCCATAGTTTCAACTTTAGTTTCCACTGCTTGAATTTTTTCTTGAATTTTAGCTTCTACTTCTTTTACTTCGTTTTTAGCTTCTGCTTCTAAGTTAGAAATAGTCAATGCTTTTTTGTTTTTCTGTACACCTACTACTAGAATAGTAATTACTACTAATACAATAAGGATAATAAAAATAGCTCCAAACATATGTTTTGTTTTAATGTATATATAAATAGTCTAACTTTTACCAAAAAGAAACTTGGTTACTTTTTCAACCCGTACTTAATCCACCTATACCAAAATCTTTCATGTAGATAATAAATAGCAGGCTTTATAATCAACTCTAACACGCTGAATGTAAGTCCAAACTCAATGTTGTTTGTTAGATACCAAGTAATAAAAAATCCAACTGTAGTGCTTACCATTCTATAACTAATTGTCTTGGCTAGATGCCTCTTTGCTTGTACTATCATAATTTACCCTCCGCCTTCATTTGTTCTCTTAGCTTAGTTGCTGATATATCACGTATTTCTTCTGGCGGTATGTGTTCTATTACATCGTATCCTACACCTCTACCTATGTTTATCGATTCAATATCGGGTATGATAATAATCTTTAATACCTTTTGTTCAACAAGATCGATAAGTTCAGTAGATAGGTTTTTTAATACTTCTTGAGCAGTCCAAGGATTCCTTTCATCAGGTTCTACATCTCTAATGCACAATAGCACACGTTTTCCTTCGTTTAAACGTTGGTCAATTAACCACCTATGCCCTTCGTGCCAAACTTGCCACCTCCCAATAAACATTGAATACTTAACATCACTATTAGATGATCCAAAAGCTGCCTGTGCTAGATATTTTTTCATTTGTTGATATAACTTTTTATTTCTTTAATACACTCTTCTTCAGTCATCCACTCTGTGTTTAGATGTAAAGCAGCACCTTCTTCAGGATAATCAAAATCCTTTACGTGGAAAGCTTCTCTACCTCTATCTAACTGATACGTTAAATATACCCATTTTACATTAGGACTCAAACTATTTAAATAGTCTCTTGCTTCTTTGTACGGGTAAACCAAAGATAAAACCACATCGTTACCATTGTAATGTAGGTAGGTAGCAATATCGCTTGCTCGATTGAGGTTTTTAACACGTCCTTCTCTGCTATAATCATTGTTTTTAAACATTAATCTTAAATGATCTCCATCTATATAGAAATCGGCTTGCAGTTTAACTGCTAAGGTTGACTTTCCACTGCAAGGTTGACCAAATAATACTGTTATCATTTTGTATACTTAAATTGTTGATAAAACCAGGCGTAATTGGTGTAAATCCAGTCTGTGACATCTTTACCAAGTAATGCTTTTGCGTTGCTTCTTACCGGCTCTAATTTAGTTCTAATAGCATGATCACCAAATGCTCCGTACACCTCATCATCTTCCTTAGTTACTTGCTGAATATTATCGAAATCATGCTTGAAGAAGGGAATGTTTAGGTATTGGTAGATTCTTTGCATTTCTGTATCTGGATATAGGCATAGATCTTCAAACCTTACAAATAGTATCTTGCTATCAAGACCCATTCTAAATATTTCACTTAATCTTTCAAATGCTAATCCTACAGGAGGGTTTTGAGCCCATATATCAATACGTTTTGGTACTGTGGTACCTTGACCTTTAGACCAATCCAAGATGTCAGACTGTTTATCAGGATGCTTTCTAAAGTTATTTTCCATGGAAGCAAAAATATCTCTAGGATCTCTTACCATACAGATAATTTTTGGCTCTTCCTGTCTTACAAACTTTAAGAAATCGTAGTGAATACCCCAACCTCTTGATTTATCTACTACATACTTTTTATCTGTAATAGCATTGTAGAAGGCGTCCATGCCACCTTTAGCAAATGCTTGCCATCCTGTTTTCATTAGCTCAGAATCTTGAGCTAGAAATTCAGGACTACTTGTATAATTACCCCTTGCTGCAAATATCAACTCTAATACACCTGATGTTGGTGTTGCGTAGATGTCTGGATTCTGAGCTAGGATGTTTTGTAATAGTGTGCTACCTGCTCTTGGAAGAGAGGATTGAAAGAACAATTGTTCCATAACTTATTTTTGGTTGTTTATAGATGTTATTACGTCGTTTACATTGAAGATGTCGTCTTCACTAAGATAAGGAAATTCAATCAAATCACCACCGATATTAAATTTGCCTAAATAAGCATTTCGTAATTCTGGATTTGCTGTGAACGGATTTGCATTAATGTTAGTGTGGATATTATAACCGAATACTTCTGGTTTATTTGCTACCCATAACACTGTTGAAGGTAGGTTCATACCTGCAGCTACGTGTTGAGCAAAGCTATCCATAAACAAGCGTTTAGTAGACATTGAGATTAATACACAAATCGCTCTAAAGCTATCAGTTACAGGAAAAGTACCTTCAAAATTAACTTGATCTTCCCTTCTAATATGAACTACATTATATTCTGACTTGTAGGTTTGTACTATTTCATTAGCTACTTTAAACGGAATGTCTCTAGCCCAAGAATACTTCATATCTGTTTGAGCGCCACCATTTGTTTGTAAAAGTAAGATAGGTCTATCCGAAGTGAATTTGTGTTCAAAGAACTTACTTTCTCTATCTGTTAAGTATATTTTTGGTTGTTCACCATTATAGGTAATGCCAAACATTTCACACCATGTTTTAATTAGGTGTTCATTTTGCATTACATGCTCTGTTTGAAGATAGGGATCGTGAGCTAAGATCTTAAATTCTTTATTTTCAATGTACTCTTCGTAAAAATAGCTAAAGCCTCCATAGTTGAAGGCCCGGTCTACAAAAGGATTATTTAAAAATACATCAGCGTATCCTGATACTACTATTAATTTGCTGTCTGGGTATTGCTTTTTGATAGCTTCGCATACAGCGGTAGCCATAACACATTTGCCAATACCTCCATTAATTTGGAATACTATATTCATAACTTAAATTTACGTAAACTAATTTAGATAACCAACTTTTTCTAGTAGTTAAAATTACTACCAGATACAACAGCTACAATTGTAGTTCCTTGTTGTACTGCAATTTCGTTTAAAATAACAGAATCGTCTATTCCCCAACTTGTAATTGCTGAACCTGATAGAGTACAGTTACCGTTAAATACTGTTTGGAAGTTAGTTACACTACCACTCTCATCAAAAGTACAATTACCATAAGTAACTTGGAAGTTAACTAAATCTGCTCCTAAATAGTAAGGACGTGCAATAGCACTCATGTAAGAGGCATTCACAGTTGTTGTGTGGAAAGGATCTGCTTGATTAACAATTGAAGCTGCAGGACTAATTTGTGCGAAAATCATGATTTATTTGTTTTATATGATTATAAATAGTTTGAAAATAACTATGAAATATTGTTTTTAGCTAAGATTCCTTCTATTGCAATTACCCTAGCTAATAAAGCATCGTTTTCTGCTTTTAGTTCTTGAATAGCTTTTGTTAGTACTGGAATAATCTTATCTGGACTTAAGGAATACTCACCGTTGTCTACTCTTTGACCTACTGCTTCAGGAATAATTGGTTCTACTTCTTGAGCAATAAAGCCAATCTGTTTGTTGCAACCTCTAACATCCTTTTCTCTATCGTTCCAATAGAAGCTAACAGGATTTAACTGAGATACAGTGTTTATACCGTATGTGATAGGACAAATTTGTGTTTTAAGTCTGCAATCGGATGAACCTCTTACAATAATACCGTCTGTACCAACACATAAAGCAACTGTTGTTCCAATTAAATTACAAGCTCTCAAGCAATTAGACATGAATGTACAAGCACAAGCATTATTCACACAGCAACCTACCGCACTACTATAAGCACCTGATGCTGTGTTGCCTAAACCTCCGAGAATGCTTGAATATAGACCTGTTGCACAATTAGTATAACCTCCTCCTATAAATGTATAAGTATTACTTACTAAATTAAAAAATCCACCTACAATAGATGCGTAAGAAGTAGTACTTACACAATTATTGTACCCTGATACTATAGCTGAGGCACTACCGCAAATACGATTAGATGTACCAGCACCTATAAATGAATAAATATTATTTATTACATTAGATCCACCAGCAGCTATAAAAGAATTACCACTATTACTTTGCATTAAATTATTACTCCCAGCACCAATTCCAGAATATTGACCTCCATTTATATTATAACATCCATTTCCTACAAAGGCATAACTACCAGCGTAAACAGATTGATTTATCATTGCACCACATGATATGCAACTTGGAACAGAACAACAAGTACGAAAAGTATATGATTGTACATTACAAACATTAATACAAGTAACGCCAAAACTAGTAGTACAGAGTGATGTGAAAGTTAAACAACCGTTCGGAGTAATAGCAGGTGGACTTGCTATACCACAATAGCAATAAATATATTGGCTCCCAGCCTTAAAGCAACTAGCAAAGTCTTGAGAACTTATACATATAAACCCAGAATATCCAGAAGCTGATGATGTTACGCATAGATATCCGGGAATGCTGCAGTTAACAATAGTAGAATTTGATACTTGATTACAAATACCTCCTACAATAGATGAATAACCACCACTAATTGTATTACATTGCCCACCTAATACGGAACTTACATTACCGCACGCACAATTTTTGCACCCAGTTAAAACAGAAGAAAATGGACAAGATGCTGAGTTGCAAGAGCCACCTCCTACAAAAGCGTATTGTGAGGACGCAGTGTTACAAACACCACCACCTACAAATGTACAGTTGCCTGAAGCTGAGTTACCGCAACCGTTTCCTCTTATTGAACAAGTACCTGCATCTGCAATCATTGGACTTACACCTGCTGTATAACCTACTAATTGACCTCCTGTTGATACACATACAGCACAACCTGAAGTGATGCCTGCATCAAAGATGTTAGAGCAAGCACAAATATTATTAGCGTAGAATGTACAAGCTACGGATGCAGTTAGACCACAACCTACTGCACTACTATAAGCACCTGATACTGTGTTCCCTCTACCACCAAGTGCCGATGAATAATTTCCACAAGTAGTATTAAGATACCCCCCACCTACATATGAATAATTTGCACAAGAACTATTATACTGACCACTAAATGTCCCTGCCATAGAAGCTACACTCTGATTAGCGTACCCACCACCAATTATCGCCCATGTGCCTGATGCTAAATTACTAGCTCCACCTGCTACTGTCGAACAAGCACCTGATGCAGTGTTGGTACAACCACCACCTATAAACGAGTAGTTACCATTTGCGCAGTTACTACATCCACCAGCTACTGAAGAATAGGTACCAGAAGCTACTGCCCCTGAACCTACAGCCAAATTACATGAAATAAACGCGGATCCTGTTGTTTGAGTATTGCTTAAAGAGATTATACCATTTCTGGCTACAAATTGATTAACTGCCATTTATGTTGTACTTTGGTTCACTGTCCCCAAAGCGAGGGTTTATTTACATATAAATAGTCTACAATTGAACAACTCTGTACTGTCTTCCAGTAGAATCTGCTGCTTGGAGCTCATCTGCTTTGGCTTGGGCCTCAGCTTCTGTATCATAATTGTAGATTGGATCGTCAGGAGTAAGTTGTGCTACCCAAATCATATTGTTGCCCGGTAGGTATTGCATTTGTACTTGATACATATTTTTAAATTTTATAATCCAAATATCAATTTAGTTACACTCCATGTTGAAGTGTAGCTAAATTGACTAAAAGCACTGTCGTAAATATTAACAGCCGATAAATATCCATCCCAATTTTCTGTTATTATTACTGTTAATCCCGTATTACATCAACATACCTGTACTTTTAATAGTCCAACCACTTGTGTTTGTTTGTGCATTTAGTAATACTTGAGCTGATGTAATAGTTGCAGACATTGTTACTGCTGTTGTTGAACCATTATCTAGCGTTGAGAAATCAGTATATTGGGTATTACCGTTGTTCCAAGAAACAATCACTTGACCTGCTCTTGAGTTTGTACCATTAAAAGCTGTATATTGGAATGTAGCAGCTGTAAATGATCCTGTACTTATAGTAAACAAGTTATTTGAACCTACTATTGAAGAACCTACAGTTGAATAGTAAACCGAACTACCTCCTAATCCAAATCCTACTACTGCAGTTGCATTTCCGTATGATGCTGTTGTTGCATAAGAGCTACTTAAAGCGTAAGACGCACTTGTAGAACTATTTGAATAAGAACTACTTACTGCATAAGAGGCACTTGTTGAAGTGCTACTGTATGAAGCAGATACTGCATAAGATGAACTTACTCCGTAAGAAGAACTTACTGCGTATGAAGCACTTAAAGCATAAGAAGCACTTGTTGCACTTGCTGCATAAGAAGAACTTACTGCATAAGATGAACTTACTGCGTACGAACTGCTCAATGCATAAGAAGCAGATGTAGCATTTGATGCATAAGATGCACTTACTGCATAAGAACTACTTACTGCATATGAAGCACTTAAAGCATAAGATGCTGAAGTGGCTGAAAGTGAACTTGTAGATTCGTAGCTAAGTTGGTTTGTTGATGGGTTATAAGCTACAACATAGTTTGAAGAAACGTTTGGTAAAGTGGCTGCTAAAGATCCTGTTATGAGTACACTACCAGTAAATTGATGTGTGTTGGTTAGTAAGCTACCATTAACACTAGATCCTGTGATATAATCTTGGGAAGATGTAATTGTTTGTACGTTAATAGTCTGAGCTGTTAATGTACCAGTTACAACTATGTTTGAAGCAGTAAAGTTAGTTGCAAACGAAGCTGTTGATGCTACAGTTGCATACGAAGAACTCACCGCGTACGACGAACTTACGGCATAAGAACTACTTAAAGCATAAGAAGCAGAAGTAGCGTTTGATGCATAAGAAGCAGACACTCCATAAGAAGAGCTAACTGCATAAGATGAGCTTAAAGCATAAGAAGCAGAAGTAGCGTTTGATGCGTAGGAAGCACTTACTGCATAAGATGAACTTAAGGCATACGAAGCTGAAGTAGAAGACGTTGCATAAGAAGCTGATACTGCATAAGAAGAACTTAATGCGTATGATGAACTCACGGCGTATGAACTACTTAATGCATAAGAACTACTTAAAGCATATGAAGCTGATGTAGCACTTAAAGCGTATGAAGCTGAAGTAGAAGATGTTGCATATGAGGCAGATACAGCATACGATGAACTAACAGCGTATGAGCTACTTAAAGCGTATGAGGCTGATGTAGCATTTGATGCATAGGAAGCACTTACTGCGTAAGATCCACTCAAGGCATATGAACTACTTAAAGCATATGAAGCTGAGGTAGCATTTGAAGCGTAAGAAGCACTTACTCCGTACGAAGAGCTTACTGCGTAAGACGAACTCACTGCATAGGAAGCTGAAGTAGCGAATGAAGATGTTGTGGATACTAACGAACTTGTAGATTCATAAGTAAACTGTCCTGTACCTACGTTATAGGCTACAAAATAAGATTGTGATTGGTTTGATAAGTTAGCACTTATTGCTCCAGACACATACACTGAACCTGTTACCTGCAGATCGCTAAGTGAAACTATACCATTTCTAGCAACGAATTGATTTGTAGCCA